CTGGGGGCCACTTTAAGGCTACCCTCTCTAGCTCGCGAGGGAACACACAATGAGGCCCTTATCCTACCATACGGACCCTCAGACGTGCCAGGTACGTCTGGGTGTGTTGTTCAGCTGTGAGTGCTGCACGCTCGACTAACTTCATTGATATATTATTTGCGTTACGGATGTTATGCCATGCTAGCCGAGACTGTCTTTTGAAGATAGGGGCGATTACCATCATGCCTTGCTTATGGCTGTTGGGGGCGCGGAAGGGAAGTTTGCCTGTAAGCCAATCCTTGATCACCCGTAGTGATGCTCGGTTCTTCAATCTGTAATACTCTGCAATACTCTCTCGTGAGAGCCAATCTGGTAAATCTTCTTCTATCTCTTTGACACGTTGTTTTGGGATTATTTCTTGATACATTGCAATGGTCGAGGGGGAAACATCAACCCTAACTGTCGGTTCTATCGGCCCTGGGTCTCCTGTGTCCATGTACCGCGTTGCGAGCGGAGTGAGCACTTGCTCAGTAACTTCAACGCTGAATGGAGTGTATTCTACTTTAATCTTCTTGTGTAGTGAGACACCTTTTGCCCATATAGATTTGACCACCTCCGGGTACTTGTATTTTGATGCTATGCCACCGTCCTTAAAGATGACACTAGTTGAAGGTTTGGACTTGTGGAGTGTTATACGCTTATAGTTTATCGGTTCCAGCCCCAGACCACCAGAACCAGCTGACGCATGTAGTATATCTTTGACTTGTTGTTTTGGTATCAGGTTAGCCCGGGATATATCCTTAATCATCATCGATTCTAGTACTGCTGGAGGAGTTGAGCACCTACGACCGACGAGGAGCCAGTTCGAGGCTAATTCAAATATTCTGTCTTCACCGACCCTGAACTCCCGAGAGACTGGATTCCTATACAATAGGGAGATGACACCCCGAGCAGGGTATCCACCAATGTAAAGACCGTCCTTAGCCAACTGACGAAGGTACTCATCAGAGACGTTTGACATAAAAACTTTAGAGGGGTTGACCTTGAATCCTGTTTCAGTGTATAAGTCCATAAGGAGTTGAGTGTGCACAGGTGATCTTGTTCTAGCTCTGAGGTCGTCACCCTGGTGGACGGAGGTGATCACGGGATCGGCAATTGCCTCTGGTAGCCCCAAGCGCTGGACCAGCTTCATACGGAAGGCTGTGACCTTACCATAATTAAGGATTGTGTTTAGAAATGCCGTCCACCTCCAACCTGAGAGTAGGCCTTTGGATATAAGGACGCGTGCCATCTTCCCGACCTGGACAGTGCCGAGTGGTGACAATATGGACTTAGTTGTTAGATCAAGTGCTTTCAGTAGCCCGCCCTTCATACGTTCAGGGGCGATCTGTGTTATTAGTTTACGTACTGCATTCAGTGCTATCGCTATCATTTTCTTCACAACTTCATGATCATATTCAGATTCGTCTAAAGGGAAATTCTGTTCTATTGATGTAGGTATTGAGGTATCGCGAAGCATCATTAACCATAGTATGAACATTTGGCTAGAACTATAAAATAAGGTGGTATTGGGGTGTTGTCGTAGTATATCCTCTAACCAGTATGATATGTATGACATCCTGAGGTAGTTGGCCATATCACCAACTATTATCATACGGGACTTTTTCAGCTCGCGTTTCACGACCGCTCTGTTCTCCTGTGGCATATCTCGATAAAATATTTGTAGCATCTCGTCAACTGAGGAAGCAAGTGCAGTGGCCCATTTGCTCTTGAGGGCTTTGTAAGTCCTGCCCTCGTGTATAGTCTCAAGTCTCTTTTCATAGCTAGCACCAGAAGTGGCCCAGTACATTGGATCTGAAAGGTACTCCTCAACAGTCAGGGGCTCTTTCTGGAAGGGCTGGGATTTGGACAGGAACTCGTCACAACCCAATGCTAACAGATCACAGAATCCGCCGTCAGCGAACTCATGATCTCGATCACCCTGCACCCAGTACTTGACCTTCTCGAGGATCTCCTCTTCACCAATCGGTTCCGCGTAATCTTGGAGGACCGCGAGTTCCGTATAGAACTCCCAGTCACTAGTTATGTTGTGTTGATATTTTTTGAAGATATCCGTGAGATCAGAGAGTCTGTGGTTGAAATCCTTGCCGATGTGCGACATTATTTCAACTAGCCGGGGGCGGATTCTAGGAGGGACGAGTTTATAATAGAGAGAGAAGGCTTCGTACTGAGATGTCCTTTCGAACCATTCAATTTTTACGTCTTGTGAGAATTCAGTCATACGATACCGTCTACGTGTGTTTGCCTCATTGGTCACCGCTTCGATGGGTGTGTCTATAGCTTTCATAGATCGTAACCAAGAGTTATATAATACAATTCCGTTAACAGGGTCTACTGTTAGCGGGACGGAAGCATCACCTAGAGTGTGCGCTAAAATAGCCAATCGTGCCTTATTAAGAAAAGCATGATCAACCTCTATACGGGTAGGCCCCGCTTCTAAAAACCCAAAAGGTTATCAATGATATTATCAGATGATGTGACATCACCGTTAGTGAGAAGTGCAGTAGATATGGTGTCTGGTGTTGGATCATGAATACGCATATTGTAAAATTTCAAAGGTGTACGGGTGATGGTGGCTAAAAATGGAGAAGTAGCCCTAAAGCAAAGTGTGTAAGTGCGATTCTTAACTGCTGATCTAGTCACCATAGCCGGGAGGACCACTGGATCCACGATAAAAAGATAATTTGTAGGGATTGGAAAGTAAGTTGCGTCATAAGTATTCCGTAATGCTATAGCGAGATCAGGTACTGCAAATGGGAGTACCATACCGTGTTCAACTTGCCCGGCACGCGCCGTCAACGTGATGACCGGACTCAGATTTGGATTGATCCCGCCGTCAGCAGTGACATAGTATTGAGTGGACATGAGTTCAAGCCAGCTACGGGCGGACTCCGAATACGGATCAACTGTCGCATAGGAAGTCCATTCGAAGTACAGCCCGTCTGGCATAGCTCTTAAGTCGTAATCACAATTCATCTTTGATATGGTAAAGGTATTTGGTAAGGGTAGTTCAATACCTGTGGCAACGAGGGAGGTGGTGGGAACACGTGCATAAGACGCGAAAGTGCTATCGGGAACTGATATGTCTAGGTTGAGTTGCATGTAGTCCCAGACATTCCATTGGTTCCACGTATACAAATTATGGGGTGTGAGTTTAAGCATTGACTTATCAGCCATACCGTCAGGCTGGAGCATATTGGATATCTTCTCATACACTTTTTGAATGACATTAACTATATGCATACCACCGGAGAAGTTCTGTATCACTGTACCACAAGTGAGTTCATTCATAGGATACCCTGTGGCCTTGAAACAGTAGTCAACCATATTAGTCATGGACTGTGCAAGAACGCGTGACCTTGAAGCCAAAGAGAAGGCATCTGCAGGCATTGTGTATTTGGAATTCACGAAAGTTAGTAACCCCCAAACTGCATCAACCGCTGCTATAGGATTGAGCATGCCGATGGTTCTGGCACCAATGGATTTCACTGTGTTCGCTGCAATAAAGTCCCATGGCACATTAACCCCTGCAACGCGCCCATCCAACCACAATGATATAGGAGTGCTGGATGATGTCGCGAAGTTCCAGTAGTTGCGGGCGTCGGCTGCATCATAACCAGGGGAGAGGTCATATGCTACTGAATCCGGGTCGTTGACGACTACACGGCACAACCCTCCAACTGTAGCCTTGGCAGGTAAAGGACTTAACATGTAAGACGTATCCGTGGCGTCTATAAGTGCGGAAACATAATCCTCATCATTTCCAAAATATTTGTGCCACCATTGGACACATTGCCAAAAGCGTGTTATACGGCGGGACGGGGGATATGCGTCAGAGAAAAAGGTGTCCATTTGTGCTGTTATGGTAATGTCCGTTCCAGTGAATCCATTATCTGCTAGACGAATGTCCACCATGCTAGTAGGGGTACCCAGCTTCAGAGTCACATTCTGATTTGACTGTGGGAAGGCGTTGGCTAACACATATAACACGCGCTTAACCACACCTGGCATGAAATTGCAACTAGCAGCAGAAACTGCATATATGTCTGGTGTTGCAGCATCACCAACAGAGGTTTTAACTTTCACCTTTGGCCCAAACATAGCATAAGGGTACTGCATGAATAACGAGGTCCAAGCGGCTAATGCTTCCGGTTGGTTTTGCATATCTATCGAAACGGGTATAATGGCCACGGAGTCACCCCACTTATCCATAGACCACTGCGAGGGGACGGCGACAGCCACGGCTGTGCCAGCTCGTATCTGTGTAAATGTATTCATATCAATTGCCCGTGCGTAAATAGCTCCATCTGCATCTGCTGGGTACCCTACACGGAATGGGAATCGGAAGACCCCAGTTCGTATGACATTCACATTATACACGGTGGGATCCGCTATGTTAACAATAGCGTTCGCAATGCTTAATGTTGTCTCCGATCCGAGTAATGGTATATGTGAAATAATATACTTGAAGGCTTTAGAAAGAATGCTTGAAAAGGAGCCGTATAGGCCAGCTGCATACTTAGGTCCATCTGCTGCCAAAACACGTGACATAGCGTCACCATTGATGAGTGATGTGTTTATTCTAACAAACTGCGAAACCGTCACAATCTGTGACGTCTGCATTGCAACCTGTAGTTCAGCCCAGAGTGAGCTCATAACAGCGTCAGTCTTCCTGGTATTAATTGGGTGTGTAGAGGTAGTTCGCATCTGTAGCAACGGGATCGATGTGCTCAGTGCCCTCCTCGGATCTGCTAACTTTGGACGTCCGCGTTTCAGTGCCTCTTCAATAGATATAGGAACCATCGGTTCACGTTGGGCCAGATCAACATTCATAGTGAGGAAACTGACAGATGTCCGCCACGGGGCAGGGGCGTTACCGGTCTGCTTATCCTCCGCGTCCATAATCTGTTCAAGGATCTTCACCTCCTCTTCACTTAAATGGGCCGTTATCTCAGGGTCAGGATCTGGCTCGACGTACGCCGCAGTGTAGGCTGACACAAAACTGCCGAGCCACTGCTCGTGGAATCTATTCATAATATTAACTCCACGATTTTCCATAATGGTGTCATACTTGAAATTTGAAGTGTAAGATTTGATAGCATCAGAGATACTGGCAGCTGAGCTACTAATAAGTGATCATATTTGTCAGTAAGCAAAGCTGACAGATACTTTTCGCGTAATTTTGGCAAAACAGTGGAACTACCAACCTTTTGTGAACCCTTG